ATGGAGAGGGATACCTCCACGATATGGAGTCATCCGAGTATGGCAGGTTGGTGAGGTGGGATGAGATTCGATGCGACCTGTGAGGACAACATGACCCTAATGGCTCGATACCCCGACAACTACTTCGATTTAGCTATAGTCGATCCGCCGTATGGGGATGGGACTATAAAAGGCCGAAACACCACTTTAGATAAAAATTGGAATTTCAAGCCAGACAAAGAGTATTTTACAGAATTATTCAGAGTGAGTAAAAATCAAATCGTTTGGGGCGGGAATTATTTTGATTTACCTATCAATAAACATTTTGTGATTTGGGATAAAAAACAGTTCATGAACAACCAGTTTGCGAGATGCGAATATGCTTGGTCGAGTTTAAGATATAATGCAAATATTTTCCAATGCTTCTACAATTCAGACCACCGAATGCATCCCACTCAAAAACCCGTAAAATTATATCAATGGCTCTTACAAAATTACGCCAAACCAGGCGATAAAATACTCGATACACATCTCGGCTCAATGTCTATCGCTATTGCCTGCCATAAAGAAAAATTCGACCTCACAGGATGCGAAATCGATCCGGACTACTTCGAAGCAGGAATGAAACGATATGAAACAGCAATATCACAGCAAGAATTATTTTAATACTACAACGACACCCCGGTTTGGGGGTTTGATAATTCAGAGCGTAAAAGGATAACCAGATTCAAAGAAAATAACCCAGAAATAAATATTTCAACGCCATTGATTGATAATGATTTAAGTAAAGAAAATTGTTTGGCTATTATCGACCGAGCAGGGATAGAAATTCCGATGATGTACAAACTTGGATATAATAATAATAACTGTATCGGATGCGTAAAAGGTCAGCAAAGACAAACACTCTGAATATTTGGGTGTTATTAAAAATATTTTAAAAAGTAAAATAGCCGGAATAAACAATGATATTGAGAATTTGGAAAGAGAATTCAAGGAATTGTGAGTTTTCAAATATGAGAATATCAATGGCATGGGTGTTGATATTGTTAAACTTAATTTTAAAATGATATTCTGGTAGGCCTGAAAACTGCCAGAAACTCGATTTACATAGTTAATATTTTTTAAGGCGGATAATGGCCGGTGGAATAAAATATATAATTATTGTAAATTCCAAAAGTGGATAATATCAAAAGTGTGCGAATGAGAAAATGTAAGTGATTGTTTTTATTAGTGTGGAAGGGTGATAAAAAAGATTTCTCAAATAAAGCTATAGTAAGTTGCAATTTTTTTTATACAAATAGAATATTTTTAATGATAGAGTATATATATATATATAAATTAAATTAAATTATTATTATATAAGGGTTATATTTTTTTTTAATAAATGTAAGTCCAATATTATCATGGTAGTAATTTTTTAAGGGGCAGTGAAAACTGCCCTTTTTGATATTATTGTGTTTAGAATATGGTGGAAAAGATTCAAATTGTGGTATTGTGTATAGATATGGGTGTAGGTGNGATCCTTCCATGATGAGGCCATTGCGTGTGCGAGATTAATATTTTCCTTTGAAGTATAGGGTGACCTATTATAAATTACAGCGTAATTTAAATAAGGTGGTCATGTCGGGAAGCAACGGAAATGGAAAGAAATATGATCGAAAAGATGATACTGAGCGTATACTCAACCAGTTTGCAACTGACGAATCATTTGCCGTAACTCTTAAAAAGAATGGAGTTATCGAATTACAACCACGCAAATTTGATGCGTTTGAGAAAGAAAAAATTAATACCACCAAGCGTGAAATTGCAGTAAGATTAATAAGCAGAGGAGCATCCTACAGTCAAGCATCCTATGCCATCGGTATAACTCCTACAACATTTGCCTCATGGGTCAAAGAAAATCCTGATTTTAAAAATGAAGTTGAACTAGCCAAAGGCAAATTGCATTTAAAGCTACAGGATAAATTGGATTGGCACATTTTCGATGACCACAACCTTGGTGCTTTATTATTCCATTTGAAAACTGCCTTCGGTTATAATGAGCAGATGACATTGAAAGTCGAAGGGCAAATTGAGCATCTCCATACAAATGATTTACATGACTTGAAAAATGTCACCACAGCAATGCGCTTGGCATTGGCTAGAGATAATATGGCTGATGATCCTCTATCAGTATCTGAAAGAGGCAGAGAAATTGGCACGACATAGAACCATATCTGTCCCACCAAACTTTATACCAGTCATACAAGCACCATTGCCCAAGAATAGGAATATGATCAAAGGTGACAACCTTGAGGATTATATCATCCCTAATAATTTAGAATTCACTGCTGATGAGATATATAGCCTATTACATTCTGACCAGACATCCAAATTTGAGACGGCAGTAAAATACCTCATTGATAAAGATCCATTCTACATAGCAAAAGTCATTTTGAAATATTCATTATTACTTGAAGATATGAACAGACCGATGATGGACAGCGTAATGGGTGATGAATCCACTATGGAATTAGATCCCAGAGGATCTTACAAGACAACAACCAGAACAGTGTCTGGGGCTATTGCTCATATCATTAAAAATCCTAATATTTCAATATTAATAATGATGAACAGTGCGACTAATGCATATAAAGTATTATCAGAGATTAAAGCACAGATAAGAAAGAATGCCAGATTGAGATACTTCTGTGGTGATTGGTACACTGGATCTACACGATGGCAGGCCAACTCTATAATACTAGGGTGTAGAACAGATACAGCCAACAAGACTGGAACAATTGATGCTGTTGGGAAAGAAACAAAAGTAACATCCCAGCACTATGACCTGATTTTCCTAGATGATATTGCTGATGAAGATGATAGAGATTCTGATGCTGAAAGACTTAAAACTCAATTGACTTTCCAAGACATATTTGATCTATTAAATCCAGGTGGGAAGATCCATGTAACAGGGACACGGTGGCATCCTCAGGATATATATTATTACATTGAAAAGAAAATGAATCCCAAATTGATTAAGCAAGGCCTAAAGCCATTCAAAGTATCTGTTAAGCCAGTAAGAAAAAAAGATGGCACATTGAGATTCCCAAAGCGATATACAGAGAAAATTTTAGCAGATCTGCTAGCCAAGAAAGGGATTGTATCATATTCAGCTCAGTATGATCTGGAGCCATTATCAAAAGAGAATCAATTATTCTTGCCTGCTAATTGCGGATACTTTGATATGAAATATTTTGATTCTACCCAAGGTGTTGCTTATGGATATTGTGATCCTGCTATGGGTAAGAATAAGAAAGGATGCCAAGCACCAATCATCACCGGATACTATATGTTTGAGGGAATGTATGCCGGTAAGATCCTGATAACAGATACAGAGATTGCAGTGCGCAGACCTACACAATCATATAAGTTGATAGTGGGTAAGCAGATCCGGCATAAATATGTGTCTTTTGGATGTGAGGACAATGCTCAGCAATCTTTATTCATTGACGGCATAGATGCTATGGCCAGAGAGATGACAAGATTGATCATGGGTGATGGTAAATTGAAGGATGGCAAACCAGATCCTGATTTCCATCCTATCATCGTGCCTGTACAGCCTATTACAAATACAAAGAATAAAGACTCAAGGATAGAAGGTAGTGAGCCCACATACACAAATCATCAAGTTTTGTTCAGGATGGATTGGGAGTCTGCTGAAGGGAATTATATGGACTTAATGAATCAACTATGGCAGTATCCTTTCCACCCATATAAGGATGCCCCAGATGCTTTGGAATGTTTAATCAATCGAGTTATACTTGGTGCTAAATTAAGGATGGCGACAGGATGATGATAAATGTAATATTCACGTGCTTGGTGACTTTATTTTTTATATTTGCTGTATGGTGTATCTCCATTTCTATCATAACACCTCATAATAAAGTTGGGGATGCCTCATGGGTACTTAAATTACAGGTCTATTATGGATATGGATTAATGTCTTTTTTTATTATCATGTCTGTATTTATTACTATCTGGTTCAGTCTTGTTACAATGGCTAGTTACCTTGGTGGATTATATTAATGAATATATTATCAATAATCAATACTGCTTTACAGGCTCAAGGTATTGACATGAAAGCCAATGAGAATGGACAGTTCAGCAATATAACATATAATCCTATGGATCAATATGGTGTTATGCCTGATGAGCATTCTATGGATTATCAGAATATTTATCAAATCCAATCTACAGTACACAAATGTATATCAGTTATATCTAATAAATTTGCCTCAGTGCCAGTGAAGATCTATACAAAGAATGATGATCAAGAGGAAACTATATTGACTGATGATCCAGCATTTGAGATCTTTAAAAATCCCAATCCATGGCAGACAGTATATGATTTCTGGGAAGCAGTCATAGGCTATTTAGATATGACTGGTGAATCATTTGTATTGAAAATCTTTGAGGGATCTAAGCTGGTTTGCTTAATTCCTTTAAGGCCGGATAAAATGAAGATCTTCCCTTCAGCCACAAAACAAATTGATCACTATGAATTTACAAATGGATCTAAAAGAATAAAGATTCCTGCTGAAAACATATTGTATTTAAGATACTTCCATCCCACTTCTGACTACAGAGGCCTATCCCCGATGAGAGCATCATTTGGGGATATTAAATTAGATCTAAAAGCAATGGCTGTTAATGATAGTACATTAAAAAATAACAGCAGACCTTCCGGTGTTGTCTCTACAGATCAGGGACTAGGAGATCATCAATGGGCAAGATACCAAGGTGAGTTTGCTAAGAAATATGTTGGAGCATTGAATGCTGGCAAAGTTATCTTTCTTGATCACGGCATGAAATGGGATAGAGTAGGATTTTCAGCAGAGGATATGCAATATATTGAACAGCGTAAATGGACTAAGGATACTGTGCGAGAAGTCTATGGAGTACCACCAATATACTTGATGGACTTTTCTGATGCCTCAGTGCTTGCGAATGCTGATGTCCAAGCTAAATTATTATGGACTGAAACTCTACTGCCAAAAATAGTTAAGATCTCTGCTATAATGCAGAAATTCATGATGCCACTATTAACTCCGAATGAGAAAATTTTATTTGGATTTGATGTTTCTGAGATTGTTGAGCTACAGCAAGACCGGAATGAGCTCATGAAAAGATATAATACTGCTTTCAAGGATGGTGGGGTATCTCCTAATGATATAAGAGAATTCGTATTGAAACTCCCACGTGATGATAATCCAGCTATGGATTTAATGTATCTGCCAGCCAATGTAATGCCTATAGGAACAACAGAAGTGGTTGTAGATGATGAGAAACATATCCAGTTAGGTAAAAGTATCAAAGAATATATTGCCAGCCATCAAGGCAACAATGTATCAGCAGATCTTGTAGCAACACTGGGTGTTGTATCTAAACTAATGAATGATGCTGATGATTCTGTTCATATCATTAAAGCAGGATCAGTTATTGCTCAAATTGAAAATAAGTTTGTAGGAAAGTTTTCAAAGAAATTAATAGCATTATTCAATCAACAGCGTAATGAGGTTGTTTCAAATCTAAATGCTTTTAAGATAATAAAATATGATCCAGCAACAGTGAATATCAATCAAGAGAAATGGGTACAAAAATTCGAGGATGCCGGTGAGCCATTTATATTTGGTTCATTTGAATTTGCCGGTGGGCAGATGTCTGAGGAATTGGGTGGAGTATTTAATTCCACTGATCCTTCAGCAGTAAGGCATGTCCAAGCCCGAACACATAAATATGCTGAATTGGTTAATGGCACTACATATAAGGAAGTGAATCAGATCCTTGCTACAGCTATTGATGAAGGACTATCTATTGCCCAAACTCAGGGATTGATAAAAGACTATTTTAATAACAATAAAGAAATGAGATCCACAAGGATTGCCCGAACAGAAACTGTGAGATCAGGAAACTTTGGCCGGATGACTTCCATGAAGCAAATGAAAGTCAAATACAATCGATGGGTTACACAGGGAGATGATGCTGTGAGGGATTCCCATAGTGCTTCAGGTGGAGCAATCAGGAAAGTTGGGCAACCATTTCCTGTCGGTGCCGGATATTCCGGTGACCCAGCATTCCCATCAGATATCAATGAAAGGTGTTTCACCATTCCAACTAAGAAAAAAGGACTTTAACAAATGGAAAAATCTACAGGCATAGCAGTAGTTACAAAAATCAATGATAATGGATCAGTAAAGTTTAGATTGACAGAGAGAAAAGTTGACAGACATGGTGAAGTGGTAGAGTCTAGTGGAATGGGGCTTGATAATTTCAAGAAAAATCCTATTGTACTATTTGGGCACGGATATTCTCAACAGGGAATGATGCCCATAGGGAAGATTGATATTGAAACAATTGAGCAAACGGATAAGTATATTGATGCTGATGTTATCTTTGATGAGGATTCTGGTGATGCCTTTGCCATTATGGTTGCCGACAAAGTGCGTAATGGATTCCTGAATGCTGGCTCCATCGGATTCAGTGTTGTTGAAATATCCACTGATCCGGTACTGCCAAAACAAACAGGCCGTACTCATACTAAATCAGAACTTTTAGAATTTTCAATAGTACCTATCCCAGCATTAGCATCGGCAACAGCACGCAGAGAGTTTGATGAATTAATGCTTTGTGCTAAATCAGCCGGATATAATGTTGATGGATATGATGAAGTGTTTAAAGCTATCGAGCCGGATGCTGAAGACAGAGAACGATATATCAAGGCATTGGAAGACATAGAATCATTCCACGCAAAGGCTGGTGCTGTTTTGAGTAAAAAGAATAAAACAATCATCAAGAGTGCTATCCAAGGAATGAAATCAGGAATGGAAGCACTTGAAATTTTACTAGAAGCAAATGAGGATACAGAGCCAGTCAAAAGTATTGAAGTGGATATGGACATTCTCAATAAGATCTGTGATGATGTCACAAGTCTTAATAATTTAATAAATCCAGAAGCATAAAATGCTCATAATTAGAAACACAGAGGAAAACTGAAATGGAAAATGTAAAAGTTATTAATCCAAATTTACTGGATGAAAAACAGTTGCCAGCCATCCTTGCTCAAATCAGTGATGCCGTAACAGGTGTTGCTGAGTCTGTGTCAGAGCAAAAGGAAAAGCAAACAAAAGCAACAGAAGATCTTACTATGGCACTAACAGGCATGAAAACAGCTCAGGATCTGTTGACCGCTAAAGTTGAGAAACTTACAGAAGTTGAAGAGGAGAAACAGATGGAAGTCTGGGACTCTATTGGCGGTGTAGGTAAGGAAATTACTGAGAAGCAGGCAAGAGTGGCCAATGTCTGGGGATATGGCAACGGTGATCCTATAGGCAAGGCCATGTATCGCACAAACACTGAGTGGACACCTACTGGATACAAGTCTATGGGTGACGGCTACATGCTACCTTCTGATGTCATGAAAATGAATGACATGTTAATGATCTGGGGTGTTTATAATGCTACCAGAAAGCACGGATTTGATGAAGCGAAATTTGCCAATTCAATAGTCAATTCAGAGACTTACAAACTGATGGATTATGAATTGCGTCGATTGCCAGATCTGCGTAGTCATTTGAAAGCTATGGACACCACAGCGAATTCTAGCTGGGTAACAACTCAGATGTCCGGCCAGTTTATTGATCGTATCAATCTTGAATTGAAAGTTTCAGCATTGTTTCCTAGAGTAACTTTGCCTAACAGATCAGGCTCATTTGATATTCCATTACAATCTTCAGCGGTGCGTGCCTACTTGATGGGTGAGAACACTGATGATACAGGCACGAAAATTTCTACAAGGAATTTAACTTCAGCCAAGAAAACATTCACTGCTATCAAGCATGCTGTGAGAATGTTATTTTCTGACGAAATGGATGAAGATGGTATTGTTGCAATGATGCCTATTGTGCTGGATGAATTGGCTTATGCGATAGCATCGGCATCTGATGATTCTATTATCAATGGTGATGAGACAGCAACTCACTTTGATAGTGATGTGACTACTTCAAGTGATATTAATAGATCCTATGATGGATTGCGCTCAGAAGGTGGGACAGCCACAGGTGCCGCACCTACAGGATCTGGTGCCACAGACATCTCTACTTTGTCTGTAACCAAATTGCGTACCATGAGAAAAGGCATGGGCAAATATGGTGTTATGCCTAATGAACTTGCTTGGATTGCTGGGATCTCTGCATTTATTCAGATGCTGTCTTTGACTCAGGTTGAGACACTGGATAAATTCGGGCCAAATGCAACTGTCCTAAAAGGTGAATTGGCAAAGGTTGATGGTGCTCCAATTATCGTATCTGAATGGATGAAACAGGATCTGAATGCTACTGGATATCAGGATGGTGTCACTGAGACAAAATCTAATATCCTGCTAGTAAACAGGCGTGGATTCTGGGGTGCTGATAAAGGATCACCCATTGCGGAAAGTGACCGTGATATTGCTACACAGCAGACTCAAGTTGTTGTTTCCAGAAGAGTGGATTTCACATCACTATTCACAATGGCATCTGATGAAGCTGTGGCTGTAGTCGGATACAATTTGACAACATAATCTCCTCCTTGGTTATGTATGGCGTGCTAGGCAAGCACGATTCATCACGTGCTTGTCTAGTTTAATTTTTAAAAATAAAGAAAAGAGAGCATCATGGCAGATTTTGTCTTAAATGAAATGAACACAAAGGCTTTTAGATCAGCAACAGTTGCTGGGGCAGGAGCAGATACCAACATGGCTGTAACAGGCATATTGACCACTGATAAATTATGGTCAGTAATAGAAATTGCAACCACTACTGGAATTCCAACAGATAGGACATCAACAACATCTATTACTTCTGATGGTAATATTCAGTGTAGTGTTGCTACAACTGGTGATAAACTGATTGTCCTATGGATCAGAAAATTGGCTGAAGCATCATAAATAAATAACTAACTATTGACAGGGACTAGTGCTACAAAGTAATTCCCTGTCAATATTTTTTAATCTTAAAAGGATATTAAAATGAAATATATGCAATTTCTAGGGATTCCAAATCTTCAGAAAAATTACCAAAATGGTCAGATCACTTGTAATACAGATCATCCTGAGACTTGCTTTTTTGAAGCAGATGATGATGAAGCCAAACGATTAAACATCGATTTTCCAAAGGTATTCAAAATGTTGAAAAAAGGAGAGTATGAAACAAAGGTGGCCGGCATAGCAATAGAAAAACAACAGAGATCTCTAGCCACACCAGAGCCTGAGGTGGGAGATGCCACAGAATCAACAGATGAAGTGCCAGCCATAGAGAAAGACATTCCAGTACCAGATAACACCAATGAAGATGTATCTGATGGTGAACTCCCATCAATGGGATGGACAGTTGCTAGACTAAAAGATTATATGGACAAGAAAGATGTTCCATATGATAATAGTATGAATAAAGCTCAATTATTGAAGTGCATAGAAAATTTTTAAATAAGGATTAATTTCCATGGCATTACAAGCAAGCATACAAGAAATATTAAATGATGTACTGGTAAATAGCACCATCGGTGTATCAGTAGTTCCATCCAGTCAAGACATCTTGAATGCCATCTGGGAAAGCTCAAGCGATGCATTGAAAATAAACATAGTCGGTTCAGCTCAATTTGATGTCTGGGAGCCTGATAGTGGAACGGCTACAATTAAGCTGGGTGATAATGCTGGTGTTGAAAAATTAAGCATCACAGATTCTGATGATGCCGAAGTTGCTAGCATTAATAGTGATGGTGATCTTGCTATATCAGGATCATCTTCCATAGCTATAGACGAAGTAATTCAGGGCACATTATTGATTGATACTGATAATGCTGAAGCACTATTGATAAGAAAAGATGGTGATGCTGACGATGTATTTACTGTTGATACAATTAATAGTGTTATCTCTATTGGTGGTGATCTAAATATTGCCAACAAACTTACTCATGATGGTGATGCAGATACATACCTTCAATTTTCAGTAGACCAAGCGAAGATAATTGTTGGTGGTGCTACTGCATTCAATTATGATGAAGGAGCATTAAATACTCTTGCAATAGATCAGGAAGGCACAGCAGATATATCCTTTGGGGGTGGCAATGTTTTCTTTGGTGGAGCGGGTGGAAGTTCAGATGGTAATGTAGGCATTGGCAATTCGAGCCTTGAAGCGTGGCATACAGATTGGACAGCATTACAGATTGGTGGTAATGCCTCATTGGTTGCCCAAACTACTCAAGGGGCATCTAAGGCACTCATTTTATCACAGAATATGTATTTTGACGGTTTGTACAAATATATTTCAACGGATCAAGCGAGTAGATACCTACAAGTTAATGGAACTCATATATTTGATGTTATTACATCAGGTTCAGTAGATACAGACACGGCAGGTAATTTAACTACTGCCCTCACAATAGCGAATGATGCGAATGTAGGTATAGGCAATGCGAGCCTTGAAGTGTGGCAATCAGGATGGAGAGCCTTGCAGATTGGTGGAAATGCGGCACTCTTTGCTCATGCAACACCTGCGGCATCACGCCATTTATATCTAACGAATAATTTATATCATGATGGTTCTTTCAAAACAATATCTACGGATGAATCAAATGCGATAGCAATGCTTCATGGGACATTTGTGTTTAAAGTTGGGGCACTTGCATCACTTGACACAACTCCAACATTCACAGATGCCCTCACGATAGCGAACAACGCCAACATAGGCATCGAAACCGAAAACCTCGCCACATGGACATCAACAGTTAGTGCATTGCAGGTTGGTGGTACAGCAGGGTTAAGTAGTGAAACTACTCAAGCAGACGGGACTAAAACATGGGTAAGTGCTAATGCTTATCATTCCAGTTCTACGGATACATGGAAATATATTAGTACAAACGCAAGTGATGAAGCCAATTCAATAATGTTTTCTGACGGTGCTGTTAGATTTAGAACTGCAATAGCAGGGGTGGCAGATGCAGGGATTTCTTGGATTAATCAATTAGTTTTACAGAATAATAGTGGTAGCCTCTCCGCAACATTCAGTGGTGACATCATTGTCCCACAGGGCAACAAGATTCATCTTGATAGTGGGCAGGAAAGAATAAGTTCAAATGGGTCAGCTATGTTGTTTGATGTAGCAGGTGGTACAGCATTCACAATGTCAGTATCAGGATTTCAAGGCAACTTGACAGATTCAGGATCATTGCAAAAAGAAACATCCTCTGCGACAAATCCTGTGCATTCATTCACAAATAATAATACTTATGGACTTGGTGGATTACCTTCAAGCAACTATGTTTCAATGATTGCCAATAGTGGTGAAGGGCAGAGATGGGTTGAAGATACTTCCAATATCACATCACACTTTCCAGAAGCCACAACACCAACACCTATTGCTGATTACTGGTCAGTATATGGCAAGGCTGATAATCATTTATATTTCCAAACGGGTGCTGGCGCAGAAGTTCAAGTTGCTCTTGTTGGTACTGATGTTGGCGAAATGTATT